AATGTCAGTAATCATCTTGCCGTTGTATTCAACAGCAGGAAAGAAAGAAAAGAGCATTTTTAGCACTCCATTTAATAAATAGTATTATGTATTTATAAGAAAGGGTGCTAAAATGGGAGGATCTAACACTTACAAGGGCAGATATAAACCAGAAAATCCTGAGAAGTATCGTGGTCCCAACATTCACAAAATTACATATCGGTCATCTTGGGAGTTGCACATTTTTCGTTGGATCGACCGCAATCCTCATGTTGTTAAATGGGGATCTGAAACGGTGGTAATTCCTTATTGGTCTAGCGCCGATAATAAAAAACGCCGTTATTATATGGATATCGCCGTTAAGTTTGATGATGGTAAAGAGTATCTATGGGAAATAAAACCAGCAAAAGAGACAATGCCACCACAAAAACCAAAGAGAATAACGGCTAAGAGTAAACAAAGATATATGCAAGAATGCTACACATATACAGTGAATACGGAGAAATGGGCTGCGGCGGTAGAATTATGTAAGAAAAATAACATGGAATTTAAAATCATAACCGAACATACATTAAAGAAAGTATTCGGTTTTAAAGGGCTTAACAAATAGAGGATAATATTATGAGCGTATTTGAAATAATTACAGAAGAAGACGTTAAGCAAACGCCACAGCAAAGAAAGGCTAAACAGTGGATTGATCTGGGTGTAGAATTTTCTAAGGCAAAAGCCAAAGGTATGACAGCTAAAGCCTTTGCAGCTTCAAAGGGAATACCCTATACCACATTCACTAAAAGTATGTCTCGCTATTCCAGCGAGATTAAACAAGCTATTGAGATTGCGCGATTAAAGGGTAAAAGTGCTAAATCCCTTAATAAGCAACAACGAGCAATGATGCTTATTAATGATTTTCGTGCGTCCCTTCGGGATATGGCTAAAGTACCCAGACCTAAAGAGAAGTCACAAGAATGGTTTATGAAGACTATCAGGGCAGGTGTAAAAGGTCATCAGGTAGTAAAACCACAAGTAGGTCGAATCTATACCTATGCATATGACCCCAAATATAAAAATACTCTTGAATTTTACGATGCCTTTCCGTTGATCATTTGTCTGGGTGAAGGAACCAGTAAAGCGGGTAATACGATCATGCTAGGATTGAACTTGCACTATGCACCGCCTAAAGCGCGTCAGCAGTTCTTAGAAGCACTTTTAAAGCAATATGCATCTACCCCTAGCCTAAGCAATAAAACACGCTTAAAAATCAAATGGAGCGACGTAAAGGGTATGCGTGGAAGTGATCACATGATTAAAGCATACTTACCCGGTCATATCCGGTCAAAACTGATAGAAATTGCCCCGAAGGATTGGGCTAGAGCAGTGCATCTTCCGACCTATAAATTTTTGTCCAAAGGCAAGAATTACGATGCTCGCAAAGTCTGGAAACTGTTTTAAACTACATACAATTAAGCCCGTCATTGACGGGCTTTTTTATTATAGATCGATAGCATGAGCATAACCATGTAGAAAGTCTTTTAGTTCTTCCTTATTGGTTACACGTTGTAAAATCTCTAATGCCTTATCACGATCCCTTAATGCACTAGAAAGGGATTTGATTTGGTCATCCCTTTCTGCGATCTGAGAAAGCAGATCCTGATTGCATTTAGACAAATAGAGAACTTCACCACGTAATGTTGCTAATTCGTTATCTAATCGATCATAGAGTTTTAACAAAATATCTTCTGACATAAGCAATACTCTAATGGTTTATCCCATTTATTTATACTGTATAAATTTACAGGTAGTGATTAAAAAAGCAGCAAAAACGTCAAGTATATTGACATGAAAGATACACGTTCGTGTAAAAAATAATCACACAATAAATTGTGCCTTCGGCACTCGCGAAGCGATACTATTTGATAAATATTTTCATTTGAGGTAACATTATGTCTAACTTGTTTAACCTAGCTAATCCTAGTAACTGGCAAATAACTATTCCAGATGGTCAGCTTACTAAAGGCTTTACGCTATCCGCTCAAGCCGTGACGCTTCCAGCGATCACCATTCCACCGACTAAACAAGTTGCTGGACAATATGGATTGGCTATGGCAGACTATCCTTCTAGTCACGTAGAATTTGATCCGTTAGTTGTTCAGTTTATTGTAGACGAACACTTAGAGAGTTACTTAAACCTTTACACATGGATGCTTTCTATAGTAGACTATAACAGCGGAAACTCGACTGCATGGAAAGATTCCATGCCGGAGGCTGTTCAAGTTCATATGATGGATAACGAACGTCGTAACATTGTATGCACCTTTAACTTTTATGGTTGTTGGTGTTCACAATTGGGAGAACTTGAGCTAAGATATACTGATGACATGCATGAAGCATTGGTTTGTACTGCAATTCTTCCTTTCAAGACAATGAGCATTGAACGAGATGGTCAATTGATTGTTCCTAGACCAGCAATTCAAGCGGCAGACCGTCAGAGGATAGAAAGCATTAAAGCAATGCATCCTGCTTTACGAAAATAAACGAGGACTATATTATGAAACTGATTGCACTTTGTGGTAAAAAGCGAGTAGGCAAAGATACAGCCGCTTTAATCATTGATGGTCATAGTTATCAACTGGCAGCACCGATCAAAGATGTGTTGTGTGAATGTCAACCGGATTTAGGTCTAACATATCTTGATTTTGACGGCTTAGGACGCGATAGAGAAGCCGATTTAGGTATTGATACATATACTGCTCATAAGTGGATTATTCATTGTCTGATTGCGTTAGATTCGAAATATGGCGGTAGTTCCTTTACATGTGACCGTCTGGCTGAAATCTATAAGGTCATTAATGAGATCGGGGAAAAGAATAATAACGTCTGGTCTATTCGCCTCATGTTAACCACTCTCGGTACTGACATAACGGTTAACTTGATTAATCCGCTTTACTGGTGTAATCTCTTTGTGAATGAGTTTATGAAGCGCAAAAACGAAGAAGGCTATTTTGTAGTAGTTGATGTGCGTCAGCCTATTGAAATTGCTCTCATGCGTGCTATGGGCGCTAAGGTATTGCATATTCAGCGTGATACTGGTATTGTATCGACTCACTCCACCGAAAAAGGTATAGAACCAATTGACGGTGAAACCATTATCATAAATAATGGTACATTAGAAGAATTTGAAAGCGCGATCCGCGCAAACATTTAAGTTATCAACAAATAATAGAGGTGATTATATGTCTCAACAGCATGAACAAATGATTAATGTCCTGAAAGTCCGCCTGTTTGACGCACAAGAAAAAGCATCCTTCCTGGAAGGCCAACTGAAAGATCGTGAGCGTGTATTGATGGATCTCGTTCGTATTCTGGGCGTAGAACCAGATGAACAGGGTGTTGTGTCTTTGGAAGAAGTTGTAGAAAAAGTAAAAGCACTTCTGCCGAAAGAAGAAGCCAAAGATGAGGAAGTAGAACTGATCACGGAGGCTTGATTATGACTCCGTTCAGAGAATCCGTTAAAGGTACATATGCGGCTGTTAAATTCACTGAGGATACACTAGACCGCATTGAACGTTTGCAGGAGTTCTACGATCTGCCTAATGCCGTTCCTCGTGATAAACTGCATAGCACTATCTTGTATTCTCGTGTCTATGTTCCGTTTATCCCAGAAGAAGGGGAGAAGTTTTTAGGCTCTCTATGCCACCTGAAAGTGTTTGAAACTCAATCCGGTACTAATGCACTGGTACTGGCATTTAACAGCGACTACATGCGATTCAGACACGATGTAGGTATGGCTTTAGGTGCAACGTGGGATTATCCTGAATATGTACCGCATATCACGCTTTCTTATGATGTTGGTGCGCGTAAATTTGGCACTGACCTAGAGTTCGATTTAGAGATTGTCCGATCTCATGAGTATGTCGAAGATCTAGATCTGGAGTGGACGACCAAACTGTAATTCTATACCCCGAAAATTTTTCGGGGTTTTTTTGTTTTTATGTGTTGACAACCAGCATAGGGTATAGCATAATGCACACATCGAAACGAAACACACTTAGGAGAATCAAAAATGATGATGTTTAAAGATAAATTCGAATGTCACTACACCCGTAACTTTGACTTAGTATCCCGCTACTACATTCATAAAGAAACTGGCACGCAAGTAGTTCTTGAGTCTCACAGCGAAGTAGGATTCGATTCAACAAAAGTAGCAATTAGTGCTCGCTTCTGGGATAACGGCAAATTTGCTTATATCGCTTGGAACGACGACGAAAATGTAATTACAGTAGCTTTCGGTGATGACTACTACACTAAAAAGACTTTCGATAGCAAGCCATCAAATGAATACCTGAAAGCGTATGTTCAGCACATGTTCCAACGTGTTCTGACCGGAATGGAAATCAATGTAATGAAAGACATTGTAGACGAAGTAAAATTTTCTTAAAAACAGTTGACAGTATGAAACGGGGGTAGTAAGATACCCCCACAAACAAACGAGAGGAGAATCAACATGAAAATTATTGCTAAAACTTTTGGAAATGTGTTTATGTTCGCGGGTGGCTCTATGTTTGCTGCAACTCTGTTAGCTGGTGGCTTCGATATCATTACTACCCTTGAAACTTTCGGCTATACTGTAGCATCGGGTGCAATCTTCGGACTAGGTTTAGCGATTAGCAAATAAGGTGATGATATGGAATATGATTTTGATGTGGTTAAAGCAAAATTTATGGGTAAGGATAAGAAAGGCACGACATTTGTTATCAATAAAACATTGATGCGCAGTGACCTTAAGTGGGCGACCATGCAATATGCGGAAGTAAACGAGGCAGTAGTGACCTGCTTCGTTGATGATAAAAAAGTTTTTGAAATTGATCGTCGTGAGGTGTCTAATGATCTCTAAACTGTTTAGTAATACCCTGATTCTGATTGTATTTGTTTTCTTTCTGTGTCTGATAATCGGCGTGATTACAGTCGGTGACTATTCCGGCATTACTCTAGATGATTTTCTTAATCTTGTTTTAATCTCGCTTGCGCCTACATTCATGATCGCTGTATGTGGTGCTTTTAGATGGATTTGTACGCTATGACCGAGATAGAACGAATGATGTTAGTAGGTGGACAAGGGATCACTAAATTTGATGGGATCATCCTTGCTGTGGGCTTTATTATGATTTGTTGTATGGTGGCGTTATGAGTAGTATAAAATATTTCGCTTTCTTGTGCTTTATGATGTTCTTTACATTCTTAGCATGTGTTTTCTTTACCTGGCTTGCTTATGTTGACAATGCAACCGGACCGTTTTACTTTTTCTGTGTGCTGTCTGTCTTGACGGGTGCTCTTGTGACGTGGATGATCCGAGATTGTTACGGAATGTATAAGTTTGAAAAGACTCGACCGAAATGGGGCAAACGATGAAATTATTTGCGTTGCTAATTATTTTAAATGTAATTCTTAGGACTGTTATCGCTGGTTTTATGATGATATATAGCACCAAACCGGAAGAAGCCTTGACGTATTTCATCGCTTATTTGCTGGGTTTCTTGCTCACAGCGTGGATGTGTGACGAATACCGACGAATTGAGGTAAAACCATGAAGATGACATTTTATGTTTTGAGTAGTATATTTCTTGTGATCTCTACTGCCCTGTTTGCTTTTATGGCTGTTTGGGGTATCTGCACAGGGGCTAAAACGTGGGATATCGTCGAAAACCTGATTATGTTTATTATCAGCGGTATGTGTCTTTTTGATGCATTTAATGAGATCAAAGAAGAAGACCGGAAACGTCGCGAGAGAAAGCTATATAAATAATAGTGAACTAAAAACAGCGCGGTTAGAATGATTTGGACGTCACCTAGCCGCATTTATTTCGACGTATGGGATTAATCCGGTACGTTAAAGCATTCACTTGCTAGGCCGCTAGCAGGTTGGAGACAAGGAAGATTCGCTACCTTCCCTATAAGCCACTCTTCGGAGTGGCTTTTTATTGCCTAAAATTTTTTGAAAAAAGTTG